TGGGAGATATGAGAAGAGGACAAGATACTCTTTCATTCAACTCAGCTGATGCTAGAGGAATGGGTGTAACTGCTAACACTTTACAAGTAACCCCAGGTATGAATACTACTGGAGATGGATCAAAATTACCTGAGGGTAATGTTGGTTTAGACATGATTATGGGTCTAATGAAGGGAGGTAAATAATGGCAATTTTTATAGGTAGAAAATTCCCCATTGATACTCAACCTGCTAAAGCAGTTGGGGTAGCTTTACCTTTTTCAGGTGAAGGTGATGCTGTTTTTAATTCTACTTATACTACTAAAAGTCAATTAAACTCTAACATAATTAACTTTTTTTTAACTAATAAAGGAGAAAGAGTATTTTACCCTAATTATGGTGGTAATTTAAGAGCAACTTTATTTGAACAAATAACTTCTAATAATTTAGATGCTTTAAAATCTCAAATAGAAAACGATTTAACTGTTAATTTTCCCGAGGTTAGAGTTGCTGAAATTGAAGTATTAGGAAGTGAAGACTTGAATACTATTCAAGTAAATATAACCTATACAGTTGTGCTATCCGGAGAGACTGATACAGTTAGTTTAAACTTTAACCAATAATGGCTGAAAATAAAAATATAAATTATTTAGCAAAAGATTTTACAATTCTAAAGCAACAGCTTATAGATTATGCTAGAACTTACTTCCCAAATACTTATAATGATTTTGGACCCTCTTCTCCAGGTACTATGTTTATTGATATGGCAGCCTATGTAGGTGATGTTTTATCATTTTATTTAGATAACCAAATTCAAGAAAACTTTTTACAGTATGCTAGAGAAGAATCAAACTTACTTACTCTAGCCTACATGTTAGGCTACAAACCTAAAGTAACTAGCCCAGCAGGAGTTGAACTTACATTTTATCAACAAGTACCAGCTAAAGTATCAGGCAGTGTAACTGTACCTGATTTTGATTATGCTTTAAAATTAGCCGAAAATGCTGCTATTGGTTCTACTTTAGTTGGAGTCCCTTCATTCTTAGTACAAGATCCAGTTGATTTTTCTTTTTCTAGTTCATTTGATCCTACAGTTGTAAATGTTTATCAGATTACTAATAATCAACCTAGTAAATATCTTTTAACCAAGACTAGAAAAGCTATTTCAGCTACTATTAATACTACAACATTTACATTTGGTTCTCCCCAACAATTCCCAACGGTAGAAATAAATGATTCTAATATTATTAAAGTGTTAGATATTACTGATAGTCAAGGGAATATTTGGTATGAAGTAGATTATTTAGGTCAAGAAACTATTTATGAATCTTTACAAAATGTAAATACAAATGATCCTAATTTTTCAAATGATCAATCTCAAGTACCCTATTTACTCCAACTAAAAACTGTACCTAGAAGATTTGTAACTCGTTTTAAAGACTCAGATACCTTACAACTTCAGTTTGGTGCGGGTACTGTAATGGATTTTGATGAACAAGTTACTCCTAACCCAGATAACGTAGGTATAGGTTTACCTTATGGTCAAGATAAACTTAATGTAGCTTATTCTCCTAATAACTTTATGTTTACCGACAGCTATGGTATAGCTCCGTCAAATACTACTTTAACCGTAAGATATTTAACAGGTGGTGGAGTGGGCGCAAACGTGCAAGTAGGCACTTTAAATACATTATCTGAAGGGAATTTAAATTTTTTACAATCAAATCTGAACGCGGTTACTGCTCAAGATACATTTAATTCATTTGCAGTAGATAATTTAGTTGCTGCTTCTGGAGGAGGGGATGGAGATTCAATTGAGGAAATTAGACAAAACTCTATGGCTCAATTTAGTTCACAACTTAGAACTGTAACTCAAGATGACTACTTGGTTAGAGCTTTAAGTTTACCTTCTCAGTATGGTCAGATAGCTAAAGTTTATACTACTCCTCAAAAAGCTAGTGAAGTAACAGCTACTGAAAAAATTACTTCATTAGATTTATATGCCTTAGCATATAATAATCAAAAACAATTAGAAATACCTTCATTAGCTCTTGAAAATAATCTTAAAACCTATCTATCTCAGTACCGTATGATAAACGATACTGTAAGTATTAAAAATGGTTTTATCATTAATATAGGAGTTAACTTTGATATAATAGTACCCCCTAACTTTAATTCAAATGAAGTTATAGCTGCTTGTATTATAGCTTTACAAACTTTCTTTAATATAGATAACTGGCAAATTAATCAGCCTATTATTTTAAGAGATTTATATAATATTCTAGACAGAATACCAGGGGTACAAACTGTTAAAAATATTGAAATAATTAATAAAGCCGGTACTAGTTTAGGTTATTCTCAATTTGGGTACGATATACAAGGTGCTACTGTTAATAATATAATTTATCCTTCAATTGATCCTTCAATATTTGAAGTAAAATATCCAAATAGTGATATAATTGGTCGTGTAGTAGCTTTTTAAAAGATATATTTATAAATAAACTATGGGACTACGAGATAAATTATTAAATGGGGATTCTAACATATCTCTTAAGGGGTTAGATCCTATTAATGCGGTTCAAATCCCACTAGATAAAACATTTGATCGTACCAACTTAGACATGGAAAATCCCCTACCTTCAGGGGGTCCTATAACTACTGGGTTGCCTTATACTGCAACTATTGGACAAGAACAAGTATTTTTCCCAGGTCAAACTTTTACCTCTAGAAATACTTATATTGACTATGTAAATTCTAGAGGATTATCACCTGCTGGTGCTTTACCTAGAGTAGTAGGAAGACCAACTCAGGGTGCTATTGGTGGGACTGGTAGAAGAGGAGGTTAAAATAAAAAGAAATGGCAGTATATAAAATATTCCCTACCCAAGACGCTACACTATATTCCCTATTTCCTAGTATGAATACGGGATTAGATGAAATCATTGAAGCAACTACTACAACATTTGCTTATTCAGATCCTAACCCCCAAACTAGTAGATTCGTAATACAATTCGATCAGGCAGACATTAATGAAATCATTAATGATAAAATTCGTCCTGTAACTGATTCTTTTAAAGCAACTTTAAATTGTTATATTGCTACAGTTACCGGTTTAGGTACAGCTTCTATAGTTGAAACTTGGCCTTTAGCTAAATCTTGGAATATGGGTACTGGAAAGTATCTTGATAGTCCTATTACTTCAGATGGGTGTAGTTGGCAATACAATACATATTCAGGAAGTACTCAATGGGTTCCTAATGGAGTAGTTCCTTCGGGTCCTATAACTGCTTCTTGGAGTGGAAATAATTATGGAGGTGGGATTTGGTATACTGGTTCTATTAACCAGGTTTATAATGTTACCCAATCACTAGCTTACGGACAAGACTTAGATTTAAATTTTAATGTTACTTCTATAGTAAAAGACTGGTATAGTAGTAGTGTTTTTCCTGTTGCTGGGGTGGGAATTAATAACTATGGATTTATTGTAAAACAAACTAGCAGCCAAGAGTTTGTCCCAGATCCTAATCAACAAGTAGAATTAAAATATTTTTCAGTTGATACTAATACTATTTATCCTCCTCTTTTAGAATTTAAGTGGGATGATTCAATATGGAATACTGGTTCTTCTACTCTTACTCCTATAACTAGTTCAGCATTATATGCTTCTTTAGATAATAACCAAGGAGTATTCTATCCAGAAAGTGTTCAAAGATTTAGAATAGATTGTAGACCTCAGTACCCGGCCCGTGCCTTCCAGACTTCTTCTATTTATACTATCAACTATTATTTACCATCAGGTTCATCGTACTGGGCTATAAAGGATTTAGACACGAATGAGTATGTAGTAGACTTTGATAATTTGTATACTAAAATAAGTGCAGACACATCTAGTAGTTATTTTGATATACACATGAATGGTCTACAACCTGAAAGGTATTATAAAATTTTAATAAAAACTACCGTAGCAGGAACAACACTAGTATTAGATAATAATTATTATTTTAAAGTAGTAAATGGCTGAGAGAATTAACTTAAATAAGAATGTTTTTAATAAACAAGACTTTCTTAATACAGTGAACACTTCGTTCACTCAGTTAGTCCCTCCTACAGCTTCAGCGGCCCCAACATTTACAGTAGACGATTTTTTTGTACAATACGAAAATCTATTTTTTCAAATCCCAAAAGAAGGAGATATAAATTCACACCAATATTTAGTAGAACGAAGTGGTGCTTACATTGAATTTAACAGAGTAAACGAAGAAATTCAAGCTTTGTTAGAAGAAATATCTCAACTAAGACAAGAAAACTTAGAACTAAACCAAGCTATAGCAGATATTTCTAGATAATGCAACAACCTGTTATTACATCAATTAACCCCGATATATTTGCAGTCCAGGATTATACATTCGAGGACTTCACTATTGTCCCTAATTTTGAAGTAACCTCATCTTTTATAACTTCAACAGACTATGTAGAGTATTTTATATACGATGGTAATAATACTTTATTAACAGGTAGTCAATTAGTTGATTACACTTTTACAGATGATCCTGGTATTATAGTTTCTGGGGGTTATGCTATTATAGACATTGATCCTTCTGCTACTCTAGTAAATAATGGATATGATGTAGGTGTTTATAATATTGTTTATAATTTCTTTCAAAACGAATTAGGTAGTAATCCTAGTGCTTCGTTTTATATTAAAGATATTTCTCCAGATAGAACTGAATTAAGACTTTCTAGTAACTTTATTTCAGGTTCTACTATTTTAGAAACTTATCCTGAGTTTAGTGCTCAATTAGCTAGTTCAAGCTATTTTGATGGATTTTATCTTAACTTTGGAGATAATAAAATTATAATAGCAGTTAATTCACAATTAGAGGGAACTGATGTTTTAATCAAGTTGTATGAAGCTTTACCAGAACAATTTGTAATAAAGTCTACATGTTGGGTTGTTACTAAAGTAGCAGATCCTATAGCATATAATGTATCATTCCTTTCAGAGATTATACCTGTAGATCTTAATATAACTTATTTACAAGGTCCTAATACTAATTTACAAATTCAAGATGAAATAAGCAATTCAACTGAATTTAAATCATACGCAGAATTAATAGGGACTACTTTAACAAGTTCATTTCAACAAGTACAATCTTTATTAGAAGAAAAAGGCATAGATATTAACATTGAGTATGCTTCAGGCTCTACAATGTTATGGGAAAATTTTATACAGTTTAGTTCAGCCGAACAACGCGTTAAAAACTTTTATGAAAAATTAAGTTTAATCCAGGGTTATCAAAATGACCTAAATACTTATATTTTTTCAATTACAGGTTCTACTTCATCATCATATTATACTTCAGCTTCACAAGAAGTTACTCAAAAGAAAATAAATAATTTAATTAAAAATTTTGATGATTTTGAGTATTATCTATATTATACATCAGGTGGGGCTGCTTATCCTAAAACTAATTCCCAACCCCCATTTATATTAGCTAATACAGGCAGTGTTGCTGGTTTGGGTTGGTTATCAACTTATACAGGTTCCGGTGCTATATTTGATAACGAAAATCAAAATAATCTTGTTTATACAATCCCAGAATACGTAAGAAACGATTCTGCAAATGAACCCTACATTTTATTTATAGAAATGATGGGTCAAAACTATGACAACATTTGGATTTACTTAAAGGATGTTACAAATAAGTTTGATGCTGATAACCGTATTAATTTTGGTATTTCAAAAGATTTAGTTGCTCAAGCTATTAGAGACTTTGGTTTAAAAATCTACCAAAATAACTTCTCACAAGACAGTTTATATACAGCATTCTTAGGTATAAGTCCTTCAGGTAGTTTAATTACAAATACTTTACCGGGAACTACCGGTACTTTACCGGTTCCAACAGGCAGTGGTTTGGATTATGTTACCTCATATATAACTGCTTCTAACGAGCTTATACCACAAGATGATACAAATAAAATGCTTTACAAGCGTTTGTATCATAACCTACCTTACTTACTTAAGAAAAAAGGTACACCTCAAGCTATTCGCACTCTTATTGCTTCATATGGTATCCCAAGTACTGAGTTAAGAATAAGTGAATTTGGGGGTAAAGACAGAGATAATTCTAATGATTGGGATTATTGGTATCAAAGATTTAATTATGCTTTAACTTCTTCAGCTAATAATTACGTTTCATCTTCTTGGACTCTTAATTCAGATTGGGGTGCCCCTGATAATGTTCCTGCTACTTTAGAATTTAGATTCAAGACAAATGGTTTACCTACCTCAAGTATCCCATATTCTCAAAGTTTATGGTCATTAAATAGTAGTGGTGGTAATTCTGCTATTACTTTAAAATACACAGGCTCAGCCTATACTTCAGGTTCATATTCAGGTTCAGTAGTAAATCCTTACTACCAGTATGCTAAACTTGATTTTTACCCAGACACTACTAATTTAAATTCTACAGCTAGTGTATATTTACCATTCTTTGATAGTGGTTGGTGGTCTGTAATGTTAACTAAAAACAATAATGTTTATAATTTATACGCTAAAAATACTATTTACTTAGGAGATGATGCTGCCCAAATAGGTTTCCAAGCATCTTCTTCATTAACTGGTGCTACTGGTGTGTGGGTAGGTTCAAATGGAATTAGTTACTTAGGTACAGGTAGTTTAGCAGGTTATAATATGTTTTCGGGTTCGTTTCAAGAACTTAGATACTATACTGTAGTACTAAATGAAGAATCATTTGATGATTTTGTAATGGATCCTGATGCTATTGATGGTAACGGAACAAATGGTGCTCCTGATCAATTAGCATTTAGAGCTTCTTTAGGTGGTGAATTATATACAGCTTCAGTTTCGATACACCCTAAAGTAACAGGGTCTTGGATTGCTACCTCTTCATTTGCTTCTAATAGTAATTTTAATTTTAATGTTACCCCATATTTTGCTCCTAATACTGAACAAGTATTTTTATTAGAACCTATTGCGGGTATTAGAAACAGAGTAAATGATAAAATTAGAGTAGTAGATGAAATTTTACCCGTAGGTGATACTTTATCTTCATATATTAGTATCCAACAAAATTCACCAGTTTCTCAATCATATACTCCTGATCTTAATCAGTTAGAGGTAGCATTTTCTCCCCAAAACGAGATAAATGATGATATTACAGCCCAATTAGCTGGTCTTAATTTGGGTGAGTACATTGGTGACCCAAGACAAATCTCATCTTCAGCTACATCAT